CGCCGTGAATAATAGAACCCACAGCCCATTCAATCTTTTTTCTCTCGTCCTTATCATATAAGGTAGACATTAACTTATCATATGCGTCTATACTACCTTTTTCCAAAGGATATGAAAGTCTTTTACTAGCATAGTCTTTTTTATTAGTTGGGTTATTTGAAAATATAAGTTTCTCATCCAGCATATGAAATGAATCTCGCATTTGTCTTTGACAATATTTATGCCAGTTATCAATCATTCCTGATTCAGAGTCCCACATATGTAGAACTCGAATAACACTTTCAGAGTTTTCGTATTTTTTTGCAAACTCATCTAACTCTCTATCTATCATTTGAAGAGCGTCTTGTTCGTCCGTAGACCATAAGCCACGCTCCTCCAACCAAATAGCATAGAAGTCACCACCTCGTATCATAAGGTCGGAGCTTTTCTTAATGATAAACTTCGGATAGATTTCTATTACTCCACGCTTTGTACTGCGTGTTGAAATCATTAAGAAGTCAATCATAGCTATTCTCCTTTTTTAAATAATATATTTTTCGTCGTCAAACAACTCATTCAAATACCAATTCATCTGATGCCATATCTCGGCATCTTTAATATCTTTTGTTTTATTTTTTATAATAAATATATTACCTTTTCCATCATCATCGTATTGCCTATACATAAACCTTTCGATGATATCCAGTGTAATCTCTTCATTAAAATTACTATCATTCATTTTATGAAGACCCAGATTAGCAATCATTTCCCAGAACCACTTACCTGTTCTATCGCCTTTATCTGGGTCGTACATAATATGCTCTTCACATCTTAAAGATAGGGCAATCATCATCTCCAAGACACTACAAGGTTTACTACCAAACTCAAAATATAATCTATCTTTGGGAACATGACACTCATCACCAAATCTTATTCTTAACCTGATGCCATCATCAGCTCGGTTCTCATCCATAGGAATATCATAGACAAAATCAATTGATTGGAGGTAATTGAATAATTTTCTATAAGACATATTTTTGATGTATGTTGGGTAATATACCAAGTCATACATCCATTCCATATATCTTAGCTTTACACTCCTCATCTAATCCTCCATCATATTATAAGGATAAACCTCCCCAATAGCCTCCCCATAAGTTTTAGCACTTCTTAATACTTCATAGTCTGATGAAGTATGTTCATTTCTAATATACAGTGAGTCTTCACCAGAAGTTTCAAAATATTCCTCATATCCTTCACCAATTAGTATTTCAGGATATTCAACTTCTTCATCGTTTTCATCTGCAACAACACCATCGCTATAGTAATATAAAGTTATCGCTTCATAGTCTTCGATTTCACCGTACTCATCAAATTGTATTTTATATGGCTTTTTTTCGTTTTTTTTTTCGGCTTTATTATCACTTTTAGAATAATTCACATAATTATTCTTGTTGCTTAGTTCTGTCGCATGCTTTATTAAGTCAGGTTTTGTCCTGGCATCAATAGCTATCTTTTCTTTATCAATATCTTTTATTGTTTCTGGTACTTCTTCAACTACTTCGTCTGAAGCCTCTTCTGACTTCTCTTTATACATTGCTTTAATAGCTTGAATTTCTTCAGCCATAATATCTTCATATTTCTTTTTAAGTGCTACATAAGTAGCTGATGCTCCTATTGCAACACCAACTATAAATATAATTCCTTTATTCATTGTTATTCTCCTTTTTATCATTAATTGTAACTACAGTAACTGCTAATCCACCAAACAACAAAGAGACACTCAGTAGAATGCCTCCTGTTATATGTCTTTTTCTTTCCGTGTTTAACATTGAGTCAATGCTATCTATGAGAGTATCTAAAAAATGCATTATTAAATATCCCTCCTACTTCCAGAAAGCACTGCAACTCCACTTATGAAACAACAACCAGCGAGTGTTGTAAATATAAAACTAAATAATGTCTTCACTGCTTTACGCCTCCTTAGAAAAATAATGATTTCCTTCTTGATACATGGGTGTCCCATAGTCGCTGTATCTTTCTGTTCTGAAAAAGACACATTCATTATCTGTTCTATTTTCAAGTTCTTCTTTAACCAATTGTAAAATATCTTCTCGCACGTAGCATCTTTCAAATCTTCCATTCCACATAGGACTGAATGCGTTTGGATAATATACAACATCATTTATAGTATTTGGGAAGCTTGGACTATCCACTCTGTTTAACACGGTGTCTATAACCAGTCTTTTACCAAGTTCACTTTCTCCCTCAGCTTCAGCCATTGCTAATATGGCAAGTAATTCCATTTCTTCTTGTGTGACTTTAGGTTCTAGTTTCACAGGAAGTTCTTGCTTTACTTCTACTACTGGAACAACCACTTTAGCTTGAGTTTCTACCGGTATTAGTGGAATAGCTTCAACCTCTTTTTTTCTATTTTCTATAGTAACAATAGAAAAGCCTCCCAAAATAATTAGAGAGGCTACGAGTATTGCTGTGATTCTATTTTTTCTTCTTTGCTTTCTCACTCTTTCTTTATATTTAGAATTTTTACTTATCATTATTCTTTTCCTCCTCTTTTACATTTTATCCCAAACATTTCCTTCAACATTGAAATCCAACATTATAACTGGTTTGTAAATATCAGTCGCTTCATCTTTTCTATACACTTCATTTATTCTGAAATTTACATATCCATCAGGACCATTCTTTGTCCATCCAACAATTTGTCCGGCTTTAGTTCTTGGTAGTCCAAGATTATCATATATTTCATTTAAGAATATATGTCCTCTCACTTGAAGTATGTCATTTGCATAACTTTGTTGTGCTTTTAAAAATGACATATTATAATCGCTATTCGTTTGGTAATAAACACTACCTTCGTCAAAATATGAAGCATACTCACTTGTAAGTTCACCATTAGCGACTTCAATTTCTTTCTTTACTTTTTTCTCTTTTCCATTCTCATCAACTTCAATCATTTCTTGTTTGATAGTTGTCAGGTTGTGTCTTAACTCTCTATCTACTTTTTCTCCAAATCTATTAACCACATTATTTCTGTAGTCTTTGAAACTCTTATCCAATGAAGCATAAGCAGCTCCTAAAGCTATGTTTCTTGTTCTTAATATGTTGTTTGATGAGATGATACTTGCTAATGACAAAGTTCCTAATATAACTGCTGGGGCATAAAGTTTTACTATTTTAAATCCTGTTTGAACATAAATAATAGTAGTGTCTCTACTACCATCTTCTTTAGAATACTCAACACCTTCTATTTCTCCTGTTTCCATTCCTTCTCTTACTTTACTTAGTGTTTCTTTACTTTCGTCAAAAATATCTTTAACTTTAGTTGTTGCTCTGCAAGCTATTATTGTGCTTCCAACAACTCCAACTATCCCTAAAGTTATTAATATCTCCGGGCTATGTTTTTCTATTTTTACTGATGTTTTAGCTAAAAGGTTATCCATTCCTTTAAATATGTTAGTTAGTTTCATTTTTCATTTCTCCTTTATTTTCTAAATAGTTTATTAAATGTTGTGTATACCACGCTATTTTTCTTAAATCTTGAATCCCATTTTTTCTCTTCCATCTACAAGCATACTTGATTATGTTTCCTGTGTCTGTTGCTTCTACTCCATTAAGACCATCTGTAAAAGCCTCAATGACATCTATAACCTCTATTCCATTTTCTGAAATATAATAATTTGGATGATTTATAACTGGATCATCTGTCTTTACAAAGTTGCGTTTATATCCAAATAACTCTTCTATGTTTTGAATATCCATTTCTTCCACTTCCTTTTCCTTATTATTTTCTATCAACCCAATTCTTTTTAGATTTGAAACGAGTTATTTATCTGATACCGCTAAGAAGCTTAATTTTTTATTCATTCTTAACAGCCCCTTTCTAATTAAGAGGTACCGCTCTTGGTAGTTTCAAAATATAACCTTCTCTTACTCTTACTGTTGATGCTCTTGATAAGTTTGTCCATCCGTATCTACTCATCGTGTAGTTATTATTTTCATAATTAGCTAAATCATAGTAATCAAGAACGCTAACCATCCCATATTGAGCAATAATATCATTCATTGCATCAATTACCATCTCGGCTTCTCCTCGTGACTCAAATACTATTTCATCATAGCTTGACGCACCAGAGTAACTTGATGTTGGTCTTCTTTCAGGTTCTCGTTCGTAGTAATTTCTATAAGATATCTTACTTCCATGTGATTGTCTCTTATTCTTTCCACTACCACCAGGGTATATCATCATATCAGCCACATTGGTGATTGTGTCCCATAAAGCTTTCTGAATGGTTGGAATCAAAATATCAATTATAATATATGACTTGATATTATTCATGTCTTCCTGAATAAAGTTACTAAAAAAACCACCTATTTCACTTTTCTTTTTT